GGGGGGGAGGGGCCCCTTGGGAGGGCCCCCCCGGTGCCCCTTTATGGGGCGCGGGAGCCAATGGCGACGTGCAAGAAACTTACCAATGAGAGTTGTTTCAAATACTCGTTGTACCCAGTCCCGCAGCTCTGGAAAGCGACCCAAATCCACTGATATCCCTGGAGGTGTCTTATACGGGTCTCGACGTACCCTATATTTCCAGTCAGCGTACTTTTCAAGCTGGGTAAAGCTACAGCATAACTGCTTCGGAGCAAGGCGTAGCAGAGAGTCAAAAAATTCCTCTCTAGACTCTGCAGCCACGATATCATGCCAGATATCTCCATCTCCAGAGATTTTGCCAGCATCTGGTCGTTCAAGTCCCCCTGCCACAACGTCACCATCCTTGCACGTATAGTCGAAACCCGCCTGTGGTGTAGAGTGCGTAGGTGAAACATTTGGGTGCCAGCCCTCCACATCAAAGACATCTGCTCTTCGACTTCGCAACTTCGGTCTGAAATGGACAAAGCAGTGTAGATGAGTTCCACCATCAACATGGGTTTCTCTTGCGACGATGCATTCCCCTCGTAGTCCAGCAAGATGGTTGACAACCGCCCAAGGGTCGAGGTCTCCGCACTGAGAGTAGGTGAGTAAGGCATAGCTGGCTTGGAATCGAAAAGTCATGTGACTGGGTCCGTTGGGAAAATAAAATTTACCCCAACGGACCTTGGACCCGGACCCAAGGTCTATATAAATAGGGGTCGCTGCCCCGTTTCTTGCATGTTGGATTTATGCAACAACAACAACATGCCCCGCTCTTATGGACGAAGCAAGAGAGGCCGCCGATCGTCTGCGCGCCGTGTGGGCCGCTTTCGAAGACGCTTTAGACGAACTGCACGGCGTTATATTCGACGTTCGGCCATGTCGTCACGAAGACGGATCCTTAATGTTTCCTCTCGCAAAGTCAAGGACAACATGCTCGGAACCCTTGTTACCGGATCGTCAGAACACGGAGTCCCCGGAGACGGAGTAGTCCTCACCGGAGAGAAGGTGTGGACATATGCATTCGTACCATCTGCACGTGCAGTGCACACTCAGCCGGAGATCAACGGTGTGCGGGGCTATGATTTCTCACGTCTCCACCGTGAGACATATTCTGTCGGCTACGCCGAGAATGTCACTATCGAAACTGGGGGCGCTGCTAATTGGCAGTGGAGACGCTTGGCGTTCCGCATGAAGAACTCCCCTGCTCGGGAGGCCTTCCCGACACAAACCATATACCAGTACGTCGCAGATGTGGTCCCGCCTCCGGGCTACGTCAGAGCGTTGTACGATTTTTCCTTGGATGATAACGCCCGTACTACTTTGTACTATGAGATATTCCAGGGAAGTCAAGGTGTTGACTGGAAGGATATTTTCAACGCCCGGTTGAACACTACGAAGGTCGTACCTATCTATGATAGGACTATCCAAATCGCCGGAGGTAACGACGCAGCTCATTGGAAGAGAAGGAAGTTTTGGCATCCTACTCGGAAGCGACTTGTCTACGACGACAAGGAAAGTGGAGATCATAAAGTGCAGGGAGAGGATTCGCATTTCAGTGCGAATGGTACCCACAGTATGGGTGATTTGTGGATTCTTGACTTTTTCGCATGTGCCAACGGTGGTGCGACAAATCAGTTGAGGTTTGTACCCCAGGGGTGCTATTATTGGCATGAACGCTAGTTGAATTGTGTGAGTGGAGAATCTACATACACGAACAGTAGGTTCGCTTCCAGCCAATCACGATCAGCCCCGTGTTCCTCACGTGGGTCGTTGTTAGACACCCAGATAGCCGGTTTCCCCCAATCAATCAGTCGTTTTCCCTTATATTTGTCTGTCGCGTAAAATTGTCGTTGATGTCCCAACCACCATTTGTATTGGGGGAAGAAAGTGATTCCCCCATTGATGTCATCAAATACTGCGTATTTACATCCTTGTATGGGTTCATCAAGGGAAAACAGCCCTCCAAAATATGCGTGGGCCCCGAGTGACCGAGCCCAAAGTGTTTTTCCATTTCTGCTGGGGCCCCACAGGCACAGGCTTTGACCGCGTTCTCCATCTGGACTCGAGTTAGCAATGTCGGCGTTAGATTATGTCCTAGCGCACTCGAGCCAGGCGACCCCGGGGGGGAGGGGCCCCTTGGGAGGGCCCCCCCGGTGCCCCTTTATGGGGCGCGGGAGCCAATGGCGACGTGCAAGAAACTTACCAATGAGAGTTGTTTCAAATACTCGTTGTACCCAGTCC